GAGAAGGACACGAAGCACCACCCGAATAGTCAAGGCGAGGCATATCCTCCAAGATACCTGCTTGTGCAGTAGATGCTCCTGTTTCAATGTAGTCAGTTGATGCCAAGCCTTGCTCTAATTGAGCGTCTTGGACATAAATTGTACCCGTTGTTCCAGTTACATCTCCATTGCTATCAGCTACCCATACATTCAAATAAGATAATGTAGCTGAAAAAGTCATTTGACATCTATACCAACCATTACCTACATCAGTTGTTTTGGCATCAATTATCAAAGCACCCGAACTTGTTACCTCGCCATTTGACAAGTTAAAATAAGCATCTACATTACCCGAACTACTTCCAAATCTTACAAAAGATTTAGTTCCTGCTTTTACATAAAGGCTAAATGTGTAAAGTCCATTCAATGAAATTACTTGTCCAAATCTACCATATGCTCCTGTTCTGCTTAATAACCAAGCATCACTCGTTCCATCGTATCCCGATTGACCACTTGTTATTGTTGACACATCAGTACCCCAAGTAGTATCAAACTGATTTGATTGCAGCACGAGATTCTCTCTACCCTTCTCAATTAAGCCATTAACATCTACCCTCGTAGCAGCAAGATTTGAACCCCTACTAAAAGTAAAATCTCCACTACCATCAGTAGGTCTAATACTATACAACTTACCATCCTTGTAAGCAGAGGGTATCATTGCTAATGATGCATCCTTATATAAACTCATAATATCTCGTTCAATTCGTTAATAGTACAGGTTCTTGCTTCCGTATCACCTCCTGCGGCTACCACTCGCACATCATAGGCATCCATCAATTGTCTGCCTCTATCCGCTTGTGGGTATCTTCTCAATGACTTGCTCACACATTCAAAGGCTTCCATCGTAGCACCATCTTCTAATGCTCTTTGTTGGAATTGTGCAGGATCAAGAATGTAGAACATCGCACTACCCCAACCGATTTGGTTAGTAAATGCATCTCCACTTCCCCACCAAGTTCTTCCGTAGATTGAGCCGTAGCCCTTTTCATCACTTGCCATTGTTCTCTAATTTTTTGATGAGCTTCTTGAGCTTCTTTAAGTTAACCTCCTTCGGCTGATAGCGTTTATAATTGCCATCCGTTGAAGACTGCATCTTTGTCTGGGTGAATGTCATCGTTATTGTTTGTGTAGTATTCAGGGTAAGTAGACTGATTGAAAGACATAAAGTCAATAAACCTACGAGTGTAGTGTTCAGCAATGTCTCTGTGTTTATTAGTCAAGAAGTCTACCTCATCCTTCTCCATAGCAATACTGTTCTCTGCCGTGTGCTTGTAAGCACCTCCATTACCTATCGTGTAAGCAGAGTGAGGCAGGTACTCTACCATTGCCCAATGGATCAACATAGGTTGTATATAGTCATCCAATAGGGTAGCGTAAGCAACAGGCAAAGTACCTGCGATGATGTCATTACGCAACTTGTCGTACAACTTTGTGCCAAGATAGTTTTGGATGTGAATCTCTTGAGCGATTTCTATAAACTGCAAGAACTTATCGCTATCTACATTTCCAGAGATTACGCTATTGCGTACTAAATCATCTCTTTTTATAAATAATACCTTTGCCATTATTTTCCGTAATTAGGGTGATGCCCTTGTCTCGGCATATCAATAGGGGCTACCGCAACCTCTTGAGGGTTTTTAGGCAGTTTAAATCCTTCTCGTACCGCTTGGTTTACATTCACATATCTTGTACCTCTCAAGGCATCGCCTCCGTAAGGTTCTCCATTATTCTTTAACTTCTTCTTGTAGATTCTACGCTCCCATCTGTGGTAGCAGTTTACTCCTCCCTTGTACTTAAACAAAGAATAGTTTCTACCCTTGTGTCCGAAGCTCTTGTTCACACCTCTTGCACTCATCATACCGATGTCTTCCTTGCGGTACAACTTGCCTTGTGATAGCATTGTCTTGCAGAAAGGTCTTGAACTGCCTTTAGCAGTCTTTTTAGTACCCTTTACATACTTATACCTCACTTTGTACATTTCGGTGTCTTGTGTGCTATCCTGTGTAGCCGAAAGGTTTACCAATCCGTTGAGGTATTTCTCAACATCAAAGTCCTCTGGCTCATCATCTCCCACTTCTTCTGCATCAACGAGTTCCCACTCATCGGAAGGCTCATCCTCCCCCAAGTCAGCCAATGCATCTAACATCTCGTGGGCTAACTTGTCATCAAGAAAAGGGCGGCTATCAGCACTTGAGAGTTCCTCCTTTACATCTTCTTCAATGTCTGCTTGTAACTCTAATGGTTGTAGGGTCTTGAAGTAGACATTTAGTGATGCTCCATTTACTGCAAGGACATCATCAATAGCATCAAGAATCATCTCTTGGATAGGGCGTACAACCGTGTTGTGAAATAGAAGACTCGCAGTCTTCAACTCATCAGCATTGTTCCCCAAGCCTGTATTGTCCTTAATACCCATCAACATCGGTGAGGTAACTCTATGGGCTACCATCAACTTACGCATACTCTCATCCGCCAAGAATTGGTATTGCTCACTTGCATCACTCAACTGAACAGGCTCAATACTTGCAGCCATCTCCTTGTTGTCGTTAAACGCCAAGATGAACTTACCAGAGTTGCTTGATCCGCTAAACTTTTGAATGATTCTACGCTCAATCAGTTCACGCTCCTCTTCAGTTGGTACACCATTGTTGAAGTTAATCAACATACTTGGTGACAAGCCGTTCTTAATGTTGTTGATGTGGTAGTTGGCTACCTCTTCCTCCAACTCGGCATAAGGGAGACCCCCTTGATAGTCTACAGGAGAGTAGTAGTAAAATCCACTACGATAAGGCTTGATGCAATAAATCTCAAGACCCTCACTCTTATCTCCATATCCAAAGGCAGGGATGCGTACAGGCTCAAAGCCTTTCTTACGAATCTTTGTCCAATCTTTAGAGTAGTAGTATCCTTCTACTTCACCATCATCGTTCATCTTCTCCATACGGAGAGTCTCAATAGGCATATGCTCTACTTGAACGATTTTAGTCTTCTGCTTATTGTAGATAACTTGGAAGGCTGCTTGACCCATCGCCTTTAGATCAAAGGTGACCTTACGCATACAAGTGCGAGAGAAAAGACTCTTCATCATTGCGTACTCATCAGGCTTTCTACTTGCATCTGTAGCGTGTAGACCCTTTCCGTAGATAAGTTCGGTCATACCATTGATAATGGCATTGTTGGTAGCACTACCATTGTACCTGTCAATGAGGTACTGAAAGTAGTTGTTATCTGCACCATAGGCTACCCACTCCTTACGGTTGTCTTCAACAACTTGGGGTGTAGTATGCGATGCAAGATTTACGATGCGGATATTACTCATCGGTATATGTATTGATTATCATTGTCGGTGTCTTCGTAGTAAGTGAACTCACCGCTATTTATGCTGAACTTCTCTAAATTCGTTTGGTTGGTGCAATATACCTTACCTCTATATATCTCGTTAGAGCCACTTATTTTAATCGTGTAGTATCTACCCTCAACGAAGGTGTAAGAAGGTGTTATGTGTAGGTAATTCGCCTCCTGCGTAGCCGTAAGAGACTCGGTGGTAGAAGTATTTGTCTCCTCATCAGTAATCAATACCGATACGCTTGTTTCAAACGCTCTGGGAACAAAGTATATCTTCTTATCCGTTGTAGTTACTATATGCATAATAGGTTAACCACAAGAAGGGTAAAGTGTTATAAAAGAAAAGGGCAACCCCGAAGGACTGCCCTAACCAAACCAAAACACCTATGTCAAGTGTCCTACAAATATACTACTTTATCACGAAGTAACAATAGTTGGTGTTGCAGATGTCATACCTGCAAATGGATTACCATCTGTTGCTCCATCAATGAAGTTAGCAGCAGTACGCTCCATAGCATTGAAAGTAAGTGTGTATCCACTCATATCTCCCATTGCAGCACCTGAAGCAATAGTACCACCTGTTACATCCGCTCCGTGTTCACGACCTACCAAGTAAGCGTTT